TCGCCCTTTCGATTGCTCTGATGATATCTGCACATTTAGCGACGGCAGTCGCGTAGCAGTCCTCAGCCCAGATTGGGAATTCAATTCGCGCGCCGCAGTCGTCTTCAACAGTCAGTATTGTCAGCGGTTCTCCGATGTCCCACGAGCTGCTGGTGATCGTGTATCTATATCCGTCTTTGAAGAGTTCGCTCATTATTTTGTCCTCTCTAGGATTTTGTCACCATGTGCGACGTCGCGGTACATGACGCTGCCCTCACCCTTCGCCAAAATGGCCCAGCTTTGTGCAGATGTTATGCGTTCGGACCCTTTGAGCCGTCGGACCAATAGATCTGCGGCCTTGCGGTTGAACGTGCGGTAAACGGTTTGCAGGCCGTCATCTCGCGTGTGGTGGACGTATCCGAAATGTTTACTCATTGTGTTCCCCATTGGTCTGCCATCGCCTGTGCGATGCCGGTATAAGTCTTGCTCCGCTTGCGCCAGCGGTCTTTGGTTTCTCCCATTTTCCAAACGCGGGTCTCTCGGCCCTCTACGATGTTGGTAGGCTCCAGCTTGGGCAAGTTCTTTAGCCATAAGCACGTTCGTTTGGTCTCTCCGTGTCCGAACTGCCACGGTTGAACCGTTTGATCTGGCTTGCGGATATGGCTGGAGATAATCGAAACCGGATTTTCTATAGCTATGCGGTCGATAGGTGCATCCATCAGCATCCTAACAAAGGACAGCGCCGCCTGTTGCCTGCCATCGGCCCGCTTCTCCTTGAACCATCTGGCCCCTGAAACTGCTAGGTGAGTGCATGGCGGGAACGCTAAGAGCATGTCCCATCCATCGCATATAACGTCCTCTACCGGCCCCTGATAGTGAGGCCCCGGAACATCTGTTGGTAACAGGTCACAGGACATCGCGTCGTGGCCAGCGGCTCTGAATGCCTCACGCACCGTGCCACTGTACTCGCATGCTATGAGAACATACATCACAGCGCCCCCATGCGGCGCTTGCGCGCTTCGCGGCGTTTTTCAAAAGCTTTGTTCATTTCGAGCACTTCTCGATGCTCGGTGACTAGACGGCAGATTGTGCGCTTGGGCACGTCCGCCATGTCGATGACGCTGTCTTGGGCGTCAGATAGTTCTGCATCGATCCAGCGAATGCCAGTCGCTGCGCATTCTGGCTCACCTACGTCGCGGTCATATACCACAGCCGCAACCAACAGGTCCAGATTGTCTGGCAGGCCGTGTTTTTCGTTTTCGCGTTTGTATCGCTCAATTTCTGCGCGCGTAATGGTATATATCTGCATCTGTCGTCCTTTGGGTCTGTTGTGGTCTGGTAGTTAATAAGGCGCTCGCATATAACGTGTCAATAGCAAGCGCCTCGATCACTATCAGGATCAATCAGGATCGCCGCGTCTGGCGCGTTCAAATGCATCGTCTAGGCCTATCATTCCAGCCGTGAACGCAGCGGCGAACGCTATGCCACCTACGAGCCATAGGGCGACGATTATGTAAGAGATAAGGTCGATCATTTTCTTACCTTTCCAGCCATTCGTTGAAAGTCACAGGTTCGCGATTAATTTCAATAAACAAGCGCCAGCGTTGCCACAATAGCTGCGGCGCTTCCGGGTGCTTGCGTTGCTGGAATGAGATAAACCGGCGGATTGATGCATTTGTTGCAAGTTTTGTCATAGGTTTAATTCCCTTGGTTCTATTGGATATCGTGAGGCCGTGGCGACGCTTTACGCGTCAACCACGAACCCGGAAGCGTCGCGCTTGGCCGCGCCCTTCGCATATAGAGCAACCGCGACCCCTTGCGGCTCTATGAACCGGGCGTCCGTATCGTCGCCATGGACAATGGGCAGCCCCTGGAATGTGTCGCCGTTAGCTATTAGGCGTTCTACAGTCTCATAGTCGCGGAAAACTACAGCAAGGCGCATGCCAGCGGCGACAGCCTTGGCGACGAAGGGCGCATAGCCCGGCGTTCCACTATAGGAATAAGTGAGGTCATACCAGGACAAAACGCGGCGGTTCGGAATTTTAGTGTAGTCGTAGACTTTTAGGCCATATTGATCGACGAGCTTGGCGACCATTGCCACCCATTCCGGCCAATTTTCGAAGCGTATGTCGGAGGTGCCATTCGGGCGATAGGCGGGCGTCACGCCATCGCGCTGGCAAGATTTGCAGTGGCGCACTAGGTCGCGCTCTAAGCGTTCCAGGAACAATTCTGGTAGCTGCTGCAGCACTAGTGTGCGGCGTAGTCGCGACAGCATAACGCTAGACATAGCGCCACGGCCCGCCGTGAATAGGCAAGGCGCTGCACATTTGGCGATATCGGCCATCGCGCAAACATTCTGCCCACTAAGTTTATGCGGTGCCAGATACGTGACGGCGGTTCTAATGCCAAGTTTTTCACCTTTGGACGTTTTGGCGTCCTGGCCAATTGTGACAATACTGTCGACAAGGTTGCGGCTTTTGGCGATATAGGCGGCCATTTGTTGGCGGGTGGCGGCGTCTAATGCAGTTAGATCTAAGGTCATGGTCTATCGTCCTATCTGTCGTTGTGGTCTGGTAGATCATCTGGGCATGGCCGTGAATTTATCAAGTGGCCAAAAGCAAGTTTATTTATGAATCCAATGATATCAGACATTTAAGGCCTAAATAAAACTAAAAACAGTGTTGCACGGGTTTGAAAACGCGCGCCCGATTGCAAACGATAGCGCCCGCGCCCGCATCGTATCGACCCGCAAAGCGCCCGCCTGGTAGCGCCATTGCGCCCGCCTGGTAGCGCCAGCGATACATCATGGCCAAGTGTGCCTAGTCAACACGCGGCCATGAACGCCCGCCAATTGTGCCCTATCGCCCGCCCTATCGCGCCCGCTTGGCCACACATTGGCAGAAGCCCATCGCGCTGTGTTTGGTTCGGGGGGTATGGGGGGGTCGCCGCTTGGTTGGCCGGGAAACATATGCCCATACTAATTTTAGGGTATTTTTCAATTGGCCCTTTTGGCCACCAACGACCCTGCCGTTCTACAGATCGACTCTATGTGTCTCCACACGATACCCAGCCCTGCGTTTCCCACGCCCTTTGACGGCCAGCCCACCTTCGGCCCACTCCATGAAGTCTTCGATCTCTTCGTCCAAACGTGTCTCAAGGACCGCTTGGGCCGCTTCGTCCACGTTCTGTGCCATAGACCTCATGTAGTACGCCACAGCACCAGCCAGTGCGTCCAGCCTGTCGTCATGTCTTAAGGAACCACGGTCTCTTGTGATGTGTGTTAGCTGATAGAGCAGAGAGTACTTATGTTCTTGAGCTTTAGCTTCCGACCTAGCCAGTGACTCGTCCAGAACCAAGCGATGTTGGGTTAGCACAGGCTCTAAGGTGTCTATGATCCTTGCTTCTTTTTGCCCTTTAGCCCATTCGCTTTCCTGTACCGTAGTACCACCCGGCCATACGTCACTTAGTATCGGCCCGAAAGCTGCGATCCACATGCCCTGACCATAGTTTGGTTCGACCTCTACGCAGTTAACGTCGTACTTCTTGGCGTCAACAGCGATCTTAGTCATAGCTTCTGTTGGATCTCCAGAGTGACCACCGACGTGTAGAATATACATCACCCCGTTCAGTGCAGCCACCACGGCCCATGCCGTTTCGTCAGCCCCACGGCCTGCTGGATCTACAAATAGAACTTTAGACTCGTATGGTTCCCAGTCACTGTCGATGAACAAGGGCCTAAGCATATGGTCCCCTGAGAACCCAAGGTTCGGTATGTCTGTGATGTAGTTATCTTTGTCGTTGTCACGTCCCCACTGGACAGTTAGTGGACCCTTCAGGACATTGGTAGACATAACCACCAAGTCGTGTTGCTTGAGGGGGTATCGTTCGGCATCAGATAGACTTGTGTCCAGCATGTACTGTAGGGCGAAGGCCGAACGACCTTTGGACTCAATGCCATACAGTTCATCTTCACCAAAGCGTGTGTCTGTAGGTTTACCGTGGTCTATCTCTCCGTTGTCGAACATCACTTTCAGGTAGTTCGCCAGGATATCTACGGTCTCACCAGAGTTGACGTTGGTCATCTCATAGTTCTTTAGTTTCTCTTTGTTCGGATACCTTACTGGTATCGTAAAGCACTTAAAGTTCATCTCCTTCACCAAGACGTTGTAGACACTCTCCTCGGTCTGAGGTGTCCCCAGGAAGATAATGTCTCCCTTACCGTGCTCTGTCTTCGTGATAGGAACAAAGTCGTTCTGGATAACCCTGACGATACGCTGACGTGCGTCCTCAGTCATAGAGTTCCTTTCGACCTCAATGTCGTCAGCAATCAACAGGGTCGCACGGCTACCCGTGATCTGACCTGTGATACCTCTGGCTGCAACTGAGTACGACTGTGAGAGAGAACCACCAGCTACGTCGAACTGGTCAGCCATGTCACGTCGTGTAGCACCAGATTCTCTAGTGCCGTCTAGTAACCAAGAGACCATCTTCATGGACTCTAGGATACCTTTGGTCTGCGCTACGAACTCTTTGGCTTTAGATCCTGTAGCTGAGACGACCATGATCTTCTCGTCCCTGGGGTTCCTCATCAGTCTCCAGAT